CTGTCCGAGGCGGATCCTATAATGTCATCTTTTTGGACGAATTCGCATTCATCCCAAATCACATTGCTGATGACTTCTTTGCCTCTGTTTATCCTACTATTTCTTCTGGTCAAAGCACAAAGGTAATTATTGTTTCTACACCTCGCGGTATGAATCACTTCTACCGCATGTGGCATGACGCTGAGAGGGGCAAGAACGAATATGTGCCTACAGATGTTCATTGGTCCGAAGTGCCTGGTAGAGACGCTGCCTGGAAGGAGCAGACGATTGCTAACACTAGTGAGCAACAGTTTAAGGTTGAGTTTGAATGTGAATTTTTGGGTTCTACAAATACACTCATTAATCCATCAAAACTTAGAAATCTTGTATATGAGGATCCAATTAAAAGAAATGCTGGATTGGATGTTTATGTTCACCCAAAAGAAGAACATAACTATCTAATTACAGTTGACGTAGCACGTGGTCTCGGAAACGATTACTCGGCATTCATTGTCTTTGACATTACGAACTTTCCATATAAAGTTGTAGCAAAATATAGAAATAATGAAATTAAACCAATGCTATTCCCAAGCATTATTCATGAAGTTGCAAAGGGTTACAATGATGCTTGGTTATTAATCGAAGTTAATGATATTGGAGACCAAGTAGCAAGTATTCTACATTTTGATCTTGAGTATGATAATGTTTTAATGTGTGCGATGAGAGGTCGTGCTGGTCAAATTGTTGGTTCAGGTTTTAGTGGTAAAAAATCTCAACTTGGGGTAAGAACTACTGCCGCCGTTAAAAAACTTGGTTGTTCTAACTTAAAAACTCTATTAGAGGATGATAAGTTACTTACTGTTGACTACGATATTATTTCCGAATTGACAACATTTGCACAAAAGCATAATTCTTTTGAAGCAGAGGAAGGTTGTAATGATGACTTAGCAATGTGCTTAGTTATTTTCTCTTGGTTAGTTGCTCAAGATTATTTCAAAGAAATGACGGACAATGATGTTCGTAAAAGAATTTATGAAGAACAAAAGAATCAGATTGAACAAGATATGGCACCTTTTGGTTTCATATCAGATGGTTTAGACGACATGGAAACGTTTATTGAAGAATCAACTGGAGATAGGTGGTTGCTTGCAACAAAGGATAATGGTATGCAATCAACTGAAGTTTGGAACGTGGATGAATATGGCGACAGATCCTATATGTGGGAATATCGCTAATGGATTTGGAGGAACAGTTTGAAGTAGAACATTTACTTTTTACAGAAAGAAAATGTAGAGTTTGTGGAATGAAAAAAAATCTAATAGATGGTTTCTATAAAATAAGAAAGAATAATACACTTCTTTCATCATATGCATATGAGTGCAAAGAATGCACCATAAAAAGAGTTGAAGAATATAGAAAAAAAGATATTTACTCTACAGAATGGAAATATCCTGATTGGTAGACATTCATGCACCGTTTCCCCAATTAAAAGAACCATTTTAATAAATACTTTTAGATAATTCTGGTTAGCACGGAGAATAAAGATGCCGCTAAATTTAGCATCTCCTGGAATTGTAGTAAGGGAAGTTGATTTAACACTTGGAAGAGCTACTCCTTCATCGGATAAGATTGGTGCCATTGTTGCACCTTTCGCTCAAGGACCTGTAGATTCTCCCACTTTAGTAGAAAATGAGAACGATTTACTTAATGTTTTTGGACAACCATATAATGCAGATAAGCACTATGAGCATTGGTTAACAGCATCATCATACCTTGCTTATGGTGGATCTTTAAGAGTTGTTAGAGCAGATGATGATGAAATCAAAAATGCTTTTGTAGGAACTGCATCTAGCGTCAAGATCAAGAGTTTGGAGCATTATGAAGCTTTAGGATATGACGAGAACACAATTAGTAATGTTGTAGTTACCGCCAAAAACCCAGGTTCTTGGGGTAATGGTATCAATGTTGCCATTATCGATGCCAAGGCAGATCAAATTCTTGGTGTCACAACTACTGGCGCTGTTCTTGGGTATGGGGTAACTCAAGCAATTTCTTCTGTTCTTCCAGGAGCAGGTTCAACTTCCGTTTTAAATGGTTACTTAAAAGGAATCATTACAGAAATTGGTGTTGGAAAACTTAGTGTAAAAGTTTTAAGTCAAGTATCTGTTGCTGGTACAGAAACAATAGTTGATTATCAACCAAGTGGTGTTTATACATTTGGGACAGCAGGTAATGTAACTGTTGTAAATGCAAGTGGTGTTGGTGTTGCTACTACATCAGTTTCATCACAAGCAGATTGGTTCGATCAGCAGACAATTGGTATTACAACCAGTTCAACCATCAATTGGAATAATATTGCACCTAGACCATCTACAACCGCATACGCTGCTGCCAGAAACTCAAGATTTGATGAGGTTCACGTTGTAGTTATTGACTCTCTTGGAAAGGTTACAGGTAACGCTGGAACGATTCTTGAAAAGCACCTAGGTCTTTCAAAAGCAACAGATGCAGAATTCTCAGTAGGTTCACCATCTTACTGGAGAAAGTACATTGCAACCAATTCAGATTACATTTTTGCAGGTGGATCGCCTGTTGGAGTTGTAACTACTGGATTCAGTTCTGGATATACACTTTCGAGTGATGTTGCTTGGGATCAAGAAGCATCTAATATTACTTTTGCTGCTGCAGGTTCTTCAACCAATACATTAGGTGGCGGTAAAGATTATGGTGGTGCTTCTGATGTAACAACATCTGGTTCACTCAGCGTATCTTTAGGTAATCTTTCTTCTGGATATGATTTATTTGAAAATACCGATAACTTTAAAGTTGACTTCTTATTAATGGGATCTGCAGGTTATAGTAAAGAGACTGCACAGGCTCTTGCTAATAAACTAATCTCTGTTGCAGAACTGAGAAAAGATGCAATTGCATTCATTTCACCATATAGAGGTGCTGCTTTAACGGATACTTCATCACAAACTGCAGTTACTATCAATTCAGCAGAAGATATTACGACTAATGTTTTATCTTTCTATGCACCTATTACATCATCATCTTATGCAGTATTTGATAGTGGTTATAAGTACATGTACGATAGATTTGCGAACACCTTTAGATATGTTCCTCTAAATGGTGATATTGCTGGTCTATGTGCCCGTAATGATATTAACAATTTCCCTTGGTACTCGCCCGCTGGAACTTCTAGAGGTGCGATTTTAAACGCAGTGAAACTGGCGTATAACCCATCCAAATCTCAAAGAGATCGTCTTTATACTAGTAGAATTAATCCAGTTATCTTCTCACCTGGTGCAGGAATTATTCTGTTTGGTGATAGAACTGGACTTGCAAAGGCATCTGCATTTGATCGCATCAATGTTCGTAGACTATTTGTTTATGTTGAAGATGCAATTTCTCAGGCTGCTAAAGATCAACTCTTCGAATTTAATGATGAGATTACAAGAACAAACTTTGTAAATACAATTGAACCTTTCCTCCGTGATGTTCAGGCAAAGAGAGGAATCTCTGATTATGTTGTTATTTGTGATGAAACAAATAACACTGCTGCAGTAATTGATAACAATGAATTTGTAGCAGATGTTTATATCAAACCAGCAAGATCAATTAACTTCATTGGTCTTACTTTCATCGCCACTAAGACTGGTGTTTCGTTTGAAGAAGTAATCGGCAATTTCTAATCTAACAGAGGTTAACAACAATGGCAACTAGAAATCAAATTAATAATATTCCTTTAAGGAAGATTACAGATTTCAAGAGTAAGCTTACTGGTGGCGGTACTAGAAGTAACCTCTTTGAAGTTGAGTTAGCATTCCCTGCTGCAGTTGGAGTTGATAATGTAGTTTTGGACAAATCAAGATTTCTTGTAAAGGCAGCTGCAATTCCATCATCAAACGTTACTTCTCTTGAAGTTTCTTTTAGAGGAAGAACTTTAAAAGTAGCAGGTGATCGTTCATTCGAATCGTGGACAATTACCGTTATCAACGACACTGACTTTGCAATTCGCTCTGCTTTTGAACAGTGGATGAATTATATCAACCGTCTTTCTGATAATACTGGTACAACTGATCCTGCACTTTATCAAGCAGATGCATTTGTTCATCAACTTAATCGTGATGGATCTATTTTAAGATCCTATCACATGTATGATTTGTTCCCAACTAGTATCAGCAGCATTCCTCTTGACTATGGCACCGACTCAATTCAAGAGTTTACAGTTGAACTACAAGTTCTCTGGTGGGAGGCTATCAAGGGATCTTCTCCTGCTGCTGGTGGCGCCAACATCAACTAAATAGTAAACAACAGTTAAAGTTTATAAGATGGCGAAACTTTTTGGTTTTTCGAGTGAGGATAAAGAAGATAAATCAAAATCCATAGTATCCCCCGTACCTCAAACAGATGAGGACGGGGTTGATTATTATATTCAGTCTGGTTTTTATGGTCAGTATGTAGATATTGAAGGTGTCTACAGAACTGAATTTGATTTGATGCGTCGTTATCGTGAAATGGCATTACATCCAGAATGTGATGCAGCGATTGAAGATGTTGTAAATGAAGCAATTGTAAGTGATCTTTATGATTCTCCGGTTGAAATTGAATTATCAAATTTAAACGCTAGTGATAAGTTAAAGCA